GGTAAGATTCTTGGAGTTATAAAGTTTCAACTTGGCGGAAAATACAGTGTTAAGAACGGTTCTTTTTCTGCAGAAACTAAAGCTCCTGGGGACACTTTAAGAACTAAAGTGTATCCTTACAGTACTGTGGAAATGCAGACATATCCTAATGGAAATGTAAGATATACGAAGTTAACTCGTTCTGATACTTATCATTTCTGGAGTCCTAATTCAAAACCAAACTTCTTACAGAGACTTTGGTATGGAAACAGAACTGTTCCTACAGACGAAGCGCAGAACTGGGAACAAATTATTAAAAACCATCCGGAAGATCCAAGAAATATTCAGAATAATATTAACTATTTAAATAATTTAAACGCAGTTACAGATAAATTAAATAAAGTTGGAGGAATCCAAAAATAATATCTAACTATGAATTTTTTTATATTTAATAGTGCAGATAATACTTTAGAAATAGATGAATATAGTATTTTACTAGTGAAAGAGTTTAAAGATCTATGAGATGTATCTCGAAATAAATGCAAAGAAGATAAAACTGGAAAATTAAGACTAAGGGCCAAAAAGGAAATAACTTATATTTATTTGGCCCTTGATTTTAAATCTCCTTACTTTCAATATAAAGAAGCTGATAAACATATGGCAGCTATGGCTGATTCTGAATTAACGGAAGATATGCTTAAAGACGAAGTCTTTTTGGCAGCTTTTAGAAAATATAAAGAAATTCAGGATTCAGACCCGATTCTTTCACTAATTAAAACTGCATATAATACATTATTTAAGCTTCAAGTTTTCTTGGACAATATCGACTTCGAAGAAGATAAAGATAATGAGGGAAGACTTTTATATAAGCCAAAAGAGATATTTGATAGCATCTCTAGTATAGCAATCATGCGCACAAAACTGCAAGAACTAGAAATAACACACAAGAAGAATCTTGCAGCTGCAAATAAAGTGCGTGGTGATTCTGAACTAGGTTTTATGGATCAGTAGTATGCCTAGAAAGTTACCTAGAATGGAAACTCCGATCGAAGCAGCAAAGAATGCCGAGAAGAGAATCTCTTTTAGTGAACGCTGAGAAGAAGAACTTAAACAAAAACTTTTTGAAGAAGAAAATTCAACTGAAGAACAGATTGAAGAAATTCTTGAATCTAAAACTACTGTTCACCATAAGAGACCTAATGAATTATGAGATGTTCCTATTACAGAAGAAATTCAATATTTTGACCCAGAGTTATCTTATGAGCTAACGGGGTATCGTCCAATTAATATGGAACAAGGGCTCGATTTTGATCCTACTCCATTTAGAGAAAGAGCCGCTATATTTGAGAGGGTAGGTTCATACACAGAATATCCAAAAGGATGTAAGCCATATAATGATTTCTGGAAAGAAGAATACAGACGTTGTCAAGAAGGTTACACTGTTGGTAAATATAGAATAACTGGAGATCATTATTTCTTCTTAAACTATTATAGAATGTCTGTAGTAAAAGAAGGAGTTACTGCTGGTTCTGGTCGTGAAGACAGCTTTCCCGGCTTTCTATCTAAACAGTATGAATTTTTCCACTACGTTGAAATGGCAGAAAAACTTCATAAAGATGTTTGTATATTAAAAGCCCGTGGTATTGGTCTTTCCGAGATAGTAGCAAGTCTTTCCGTAAGACCCTACACTACCAACAGAAATTATAATGTTTTACTAACATGTGCAGCAGAAGCTAAGTTAACACCTTTACAGAGAAAATGTTGATATCAGCTTGACTGATTAAACATGAATACAAATGGAGGCATGAGGCACCTTAGACAAAAAGTCAACAATGCTTTTACAAAGAGAGCTTCACTTTTAACTCCGGATGGAGTCGAGTACGGCTGAATGTCACAAATTTCTTCAGTTGTTGCAGATACTTCAGACAAGATCAGAGGTGATCGTCTTGATAGACTAATTTATGAAGAGGCCGGATCTAACAGCGTTCTAACAGAAAGCTGAATCAAAGGTGACGCTCTTGTAGCGCTTGGTGGTTACCACTTTGGAACTAGAATAGCTCTTGGAACTGGTCCGCTGCGGCCAGGCAGAAGAGGAATCTTCTGTTTTGAAATCGAGTAAAATCGGTGAAAGCTGTGATGCTAATACCGAGGTATGTTCAGAGATTACGAAAGGCTCTGAAAGACCGTAACGCGTAGAAGGTGAATAAATATAATCCTTCCAAGAGTACTCGACCCCAGAACGGGTGAAAATGTACGCTGAACTATAACAAAAAGAAGTTATAGAGGTAGAGATAAAAAGCTCTACGATAACATATTGGGTGACGATATGGCCCTTCAAGGATTAAGTACTATATTCTCGAATCCCGAAGCTTATAATGTACTTCCTTTTAAAAATTACGATACAGATGATGGAAGACCTGAAATAAGTTCTTTCTTCATTCCTGCACATAAATTCAGTCTAATGTCGGAATACCTCGATAACAGAGGTGTTACTGATCATATAAGATTTAAGAAATTCTATGAAGCTCAGCGAGCAAAACTTACAGATAAAGATTTCTTAAATGAATGTGCTGAGCACTGCTTTACACCAAGAGAAGCATTATCAAAACACGGAGACAATGTGTTTGATGCTGTAGCAATTGCAGAAAGAATGGTGCAAATTAAAGTACAAGGTTTGTACACTAAACCGAAGAGAATGCAGTTGCTATGAGATAAATCTGGAGGAGACGGTTTAAATAAAGTAATTGCTCGTGAGAGTCCGTCTTCACATCTACTAGTGGTTGAACCTCCTATCTTAGACGAAACCGGCAAACCATATAAGAATTTATATGTTGCAGGAATTGATGCTATCGATATGGGAAGGAAGGATTCTGCTACTGATAATGATGTTTCCGATTTTTGTGTAGTTATAAAGAAGAGAGCTTTTGGTATGGAAGATCCTAAATATGTAGCTATGTATAAATATAGACCTAGTGAAATTAGAGAAGCTTATGATCTTACTATGAAACTCCTAGTTTGATATAATTGTAAAGCTCTTCTTGAGTATACTAAGATTTCTATACAAACATACTTTAGAGAAAAAGGAAAAAGTAATCTTTTCATGTCAAGACCTCAGTTTGCTATCACTGGACCAAAGAAGCAGGGTAAACAACTTGTTGGTGTTCCTTCGACTCCCGCAGTAATTGAACACGGTCTAGAACTTGTAGCTAACTTTATAAATGATTATTGGTTTACAATAGACTATGAAGAAATGCTTGACCAGATGTTGAACTATTCTTATGAAAATAAGAGAAAGTTTGATATTATCGCTGCATTGCAGATAAACAATACTGTCTGCCTATATAGAAATATATAGAAAAATACTTCGCAAAATCGGTAAAAACTAAAATGATTAACTTATGTGTACTATCACAACTCAAAAAGAAATTATTGATCAAGTAGCTCCTCTAGAGAAGGGCTACAAGAATACAAAGAGACTTGTAAGACAAAGTTTCTTCGAAAACATTAAAACAGAGATACAAGCTTATTTGCTTGGTTTTTATGTGGCAGATGGTTCTTTAAATGATAAAAGAAACACATTAAGAATCCACATTACAGAATCTGATAAAGAAATTATTGATCTTTTTAGAGATTATATTTCTCCAGATGCTAGAGTAGCTAGAACAAAGGAGTTTGACTATACAAACTCAAGTGGAAAAACAGTTCATATAAAAGAGAGTATCCAAGTAGATATATCAAATAAGAAACTTGCCCAAAGTTTGAGAAACTTGGGTTATGGAGAAAATAAAACCTATAAAGAACTTCCACTTCCAAAATTAGGGGACGAACTAATAGTTCACTTTATAAGAGGTTACTTTGATGGCGATGGATGTTTTACAGCACATCTCAGAACTCCAAATCCAAAAAATAGAGAAAAGAACTATAGAATTTCGATGGCTATTAATTTTGTAGCAAAAAATGAACTGCTTTTAACTGAGATTTCAAATTTTTTAACTAAATTTGGAATTGATTCAAGAGTTTACTATGTAAACAGTTCGAACTGTTATAGATTGTATGTATCTAGTAAGAGTTCTGTAAAAGCTTTTTTCGATTTGATATATAAAGATTGTAATTTCTTTTTGAGGAGAAAATTTGATAAGTTTAATCATCATGTCAATACCGAGGTAACTCAGTTGATCACTGAGTACCGTAACGCGTAGAAGGTGAGCGTTAGTGACAGCAATAATCCTTCCAAGAGTGCGGAGCCCCTTCTGGGTGAAGATGTACGCTGACCTTATAGGAAACTATAAGAAGTATAGGATAAAAAGCCTATACGGTAACAAATTGGGCAGAAATTGCAGATGAAGAGCTCTCAGGAGTTAAACCAAGCACTGTTGAGTCTATAAAAAATCAATGGAAAGATATTGGATATTATATTGATTCCAATGGCTATAAACGTAGAGGAATTATTCCTCCAAAACAATCAGAATGACGACTTTAGAATCTGAAATTAAAACAATCATAGAAGAAGTAATATGCAGAAAATATGTTGGCAAACTTAAAGTTGTAAAAGAAGAAGTTGGCGAAAGTATACTCTGAATGTTACTCCTTTATCTTAATATGGAACTATCACCGATGATTCTTGCATATGAAGGAACTGAAGAGCAATTTAAACTTTTTATTAGGAATGAAATAAAGACTCGTAAACTTCATGGTGTTCATTTTTGAACTGCAATTCAAGAATTTCCGGAGGATGAAATGGATGATAATTATGAATAAAGAAAAAGAAATCGAAAAAATAAATTCGTGCATTAGTGACCTGATCTATGATAAAGTTCAGCTCAAAAAAGCATATAATTATTACCATTGTATAAGAGATGCAGAGCAATTTAGACATATAGAAGAAAATTATGGAATAGGAACTCCGACCTCTGTCGGATTCACACCTTTAATTAAAAAACATATTGATGTTCTTGTTGGAGAATATTTGGAACTGGATCCTGATTTGCAAATTTCTTGCAAAGATGAACATACGGTTTCAGATATTATGCGAGATAAGCAATTAAAAATTCATAATGCAGTTTATAATAAATTTAAAGAAAAACTCGAAAATGTAATAGTTCAGGTTATTTTAAATGGCCAAGAAATTACTGACGATCCTTTGTTTGCAAAGGAACTGGAAAGAATTAAAAAGGAAGTTGCAGATACTTATGTGTCTGAATACGAAATAGCTGCACAGAATATTTTAAACTATATCAAGAATTCCAGAGACATCGATCTTAAAAATAAAATGAGGGAGCTATTAACAGATCTATTAATTGGCGGAGTTTGTTATTATAGAACAAGACCTTCTAATGGAAAAAATAACCTTAAATTAGAAATTTTAAATCCAATTGATACATTTGTTGAAAGGAACCATAATGAATTTTATTTAAATAAATCACCTAGAGCTTTCGTTAGACGTTGGTTAACTGTAGATCAAATTTTAGCAGAATATGATGAAGAGCTAACTGACGAAGCAAGAAACAAACTTACTAAAGATACTCCAAAAGGTGTTGATAATGATAATGCAGTATATGTAAGAGTTCCTCACTATGCTGCTAAAGAAAGAATGCCTAGAGCTAGTACTACTCCAGGAATACTAGGAGGATTAGAGGTATCTCCAATAAGAGAAGTATCTGATCCTTATTATTCTAGAAATGATAATTTAATTCCTGTATATGAGTGTGAATGAGTCGAATATGAAAAGGATAAACTTGTAAGACACGAAGGCGTTAGAATAGGTGAGGAAATATACATTGTTAGAGGGGAATCCGAAGATATTGTACGAAGTGTTTCTAATCCAAAAGATTGCTCATTAACTATAAATGGGATTTTCTTCAGTGATAAAAATGGAGACCCCTTTAGTATAGTACTACATACAATGGACCTCCAGGATCGTTATGATCTTACTATCTACTACAGAGATAGTTTAGTCGCTTCTGGAGGAACTTTAGGAGATTGGGTAGATGTATCACATCTTCCGACTTTCTTAGGAGAAGAGCTTCCAGAAAGATTACAGAAGTGGATTGCATATAAAAAACAGGGCGTTGGATTGTTTG